CAAAAGATACGTCTCTTTGCTTGCCTAGTGCGTCCGCCCGTAACATACGCTCAACGGGCACACCAGGTGCAGAATCTACGTACCATCCCGCTTTAGCCAAAGCACGACCAATGCCCGGCGCTAAAACACAGCCATCCTCAGTCGGGTAAAACCTCGACGAGCAGAAGGAGGCGTAGAATTTGGCATCAGGACAGTCCCACACCTTGGGCTCAAGTTCCAATCCAAGAGCTTTGAGGAGTGAGACTAAGTCGGCGGCAAAACCAGCACGGCGTAGAACAGAAACAGGGAGGGTGAGGAGATTGTCATCACCCAATGCCATCATAGAGGCATGGTGCTTGTCAAAATACGACCGAGCATCCCCTGGACGCTCAGCAGTGTCGCCCATATCGAGCACTGCTAAGCAAAAGGTGACGGCCAGAACCTGGAGAAGAGTATTCCCACACGAGGTCTGGTGATCACCAGAGTGGCGGCCACCGTCAATGGAGTAGGTGTTTTTCCACTTGTCACGACCACGAGTGTAAATACCGTCCAAAAGAGCAGTGTACACACGTTGTGTGCATCCTGACCACCTAAAAATGTCCGCTTCCAATTCCAAAAACATACGATGGAGTGTTGAATCGAACCTAGAGAAATCGCCCTCGAGAAACCCGTAGTCAGGGCACAACTCGAGTGAACGCGCAAAAGTGTTGCCAATATCCTCAGCAGTGGCACCAGAAGTATACTTGGGGCCAACACCGTTGGACACTGACCACACCTTGGCCAAATGGACAGAAAAGGCTTTGCAGAATGGTCCGGCAATCACATTCCTGTGAACCGTACCAGCCTGAATACCGCGAGGAGCCATCTTCAGAACACCTTCAGGGGTGGACTTACTCAAAGACTCGATCTTAGTAAACATCGACCTCTCATGGATGCGGCCAGTGTTAAACCCGTCATCAAGGGCAACCTGGCGAGCAGCGAGAGTCTGCGCCCTACGTTGAGTGGCTGAGTAGGAAGCATTCCAATCTTCCAACTCAAGACGGGCCACACAGCCTGGGTGTAACCCCAGGTCTGTGAGTGACCGAAAAGTCCACTCACGAAATGCCCCCCAAAACGGCTCCGACACCTCACCACGATCAATCGGTCCCTGCTTGAGAATACGCTCTCGAATTGCAGAGATCGATGAATGGGACGAGTTAGAGGGAACAGTAGGAATGGCATGATCAGTGACAATACCAGCAGCTATGAGTGGAGCAATAAGGCTGGATGGCGGCGCACTGGCAGGGTTTAATGGTTGTAAAACATTGAGGCCAAAAGCTTGTGATGCTTGGCCAGGACGAACAGGAGGGGGGTCAGATGGCTCACGCGTCAGCTCGGGGTTTGGAGCCGACATGCGGGCAGACTCAGCCATGGGCATCGCGAGCAAGTCAGCAACACCACGAGGTGGGTCAGTGGCAGGTAGTTGTGTGCCACGAGGCAAATAGAAAACAATGTCTCTAGCCTGATTAGAAGATCTGTCGGCCCTATAATTTTGAAAAGGGTCGGCATTTGTGCGAGCATTGCTGCCGACACAGGCAGCAGCCGCAGCAGCAAGTCCAAAAGCCGCACAGGCCGCACCCACAACGGGGCCGGCAC